GGAAAATAAAACGTTGCGATGTTCGCTTGCGCGAAAATATAATCATTGCGATAAGTTGAGAACCGAAATTGAAATGTATAAAGCGATTGTTATCGATTTGGACAATGATGTTTTGGATTCTCAAAGTGGTATTGCGGCCACAAATAGTGAACCAGGATTGTCGGTCAGCGAATCTGCTCCAATGGTTAAGGAGCAAATTACGGCATTTGCTGATCAGGATGCTGGATGGACGACCAGCGTTCATGGTGAATATGATGCAACCCGTGATGCAGTTGAAGCCGGTGATTCACATTTAGGTGATTTTTTGTCTCGCCCTATACGGCAGTCTGTACAGTCTTGGGTGGTTGATCAACCTTTTTTTTATCAATTTAATCCGTGGAAGGAGTTTATTGAGAACCCTTTCGTAGCGGATAAGATTAAGAATTATGAATTGTTGCGTATGAAACTGCATTGTAAGATGGTTATTAGCGGTACCAAATTTCATTTTGGTCGCGCTTTGGCCAGTTATAATCCATTGTCTGGTTTGGATCAAGTTACTGTAGAGAGAAATTTCATTTCATTAGATTTAATACAAGCTTCTCAAAAACCTCATTTTTTCTTAAATCCAACTAAGAATACTGGAGGTGAGCTGTGTATGCCTTTTTTCTGGAATCAGAATTATCTTTCTTTGTCTGATCAGCAATATAATGACATGGGTGAGATTTCTGTTAAATCGTTTACCAATTTGAGACATGCAAATGGTGGCAATGATCCCGTTACTATTACAATTTATTTGTGGGCTGAGGATGTTGTTTTGACGATGCCCACTCAATATCAAGTGACATCTTCGGCACCTTTGAAATCCCAAGCCGGAAAGAGGAATCTTAGCCAGAAGAACAAGAAAAATTCCATTACAACCAATGATGAATATGGTACAGGAATTATATTTAAGCCTGCAGCGTTAGTTGCTAAAGCGGCTGGTGTTTTGTCAGAAATGCCACTTATTCGTCCGTATGCGTTAGCCACTCAGATGGTTGCGGAGAAGGTTGGTGAAGTTGCGAAAATTTTCGGGTATTCCAGGCCTTCGGTTGTGTCTGATATTCAATTGTATAAACCCAATCCCACGGGCAATCTTGCGAATGTAGATGCTGCTGATGCAGTTCATAAATTGACATTGGACAGCAAAGCTGAGCTTACTATTGATACGCGAGTTGCTGGACTTGATGGTGTTGATCAAATGGGCATTTTAGATATAGCTCAAAGAGAATCATATTTGACGACATTTGCGTGGTCGCCTATTAGGAGTGCGGACGATTTGCTCTTTAATGCCCGCGTTACGCCAATGCTGTTTGATTACCTTGGTGTTGGTGGGGAAATTCATCCAACACCAATGTCGATGCTTGCGCAATGTTTTGATACATGGAATGGTTCGATTAGGTTTAGATTTCAAATTGTTAAGTCTGATTTCCATAAGGGAAGGATTTTAGCTCGTTTTGACCCTAACTTTCACAGTGGTAATGTCGAATATAACACCAATTATAGTCGTGTTATCGATATCGCTGAGGAAGATGATTTCGAGATTGTAGTAGGTTGGGCTCAATCAGAAAAATGGCTGAAGTGCGGAACGTTAGGTAATACATCACGCAATTTTAGTGATATTGGACGTTTAAATTATGTGCCCGGCGAGCATAATGGAATTCTTGAGCTCAATGTTTTGAATGAGTTGGTGAGTCCTGGCGAAGATAGTACTATTTCAGTTAATGTGTTTGTGTCTATGTGTGAAGATGCGAAATTTGCAGCCCCTAATAATTCAAAGCTCAATAACCTTCATCTTTTTGCACCTCCTCCCATAGTAGCACAGGCTTTGTCAGCCGAAGAAGAAAAGCTTGTTGGGCTTGAATCTGAAATTGAGAAAACGGTTGAAGTGTTGGAATCGCAAAGTGGTATGTTGGATGGTACTGAAAATCCAACTAATCCGATGAGTGATAGGCCCACTGGAACATCATCCGTTCAACCAATTGGTTCTGAAGGTGAGCAGGTGGATCAGACATATGCCGTTTGGTACGGTGATCCTCCTACTTCTATTAGAGAATTGTGTAAGCGGTATGTTATGACTAGGTATTGGGTTACGCCTTTGCCTGGTGGTGGAAGACAAAGTGTTAATGTTCTGACTAATAAAGATGCTCCTTATCAGACTGGTTATGATCCTGAGGGGATAGATTTGAGTCAAGTTGATGGTACTACTCCATTGTCTGTTGTTAATAAAGATTTTGCATCTTGGTGGTCTCCGTGTTATGCGGGAGTGCGAGGAGCGCGGCGCAAGAAATATTTGTTTGCAAACGTATCTGATACCACTGCTAGTGTTGTTCGCGGAAATTTTGTGGGTGCCAATAATGGTAAGATGGAAACATTTGGTGTTGCATATAATTTCCCTAGCGAATTTTTATCTAAGTTTGGTACAAAGAAGTATAATACATCTTCTGGTGCTGGAGCATCTACCACTAATTGTTCCATTAATAACACAATTGAGGTTGAATT